GCACCAATTGTACCATTGATACCATTATCCCATCCAAATACATCTGAATAGGAACCTTGTAGATTTAATGCAAATACTTTCATTTGTTTGTTATTTATTTTTTATGAATGAGTTACTAATCCTACTATAAATCCTATGATGAAACATAGAATAAATAGAATAAATGTATACAATTTAAGATTATATGTTAATTCTCTTTTCGTCATGATTTATAACGTTATTTTTATTTGACAAGAGATTGAAATGTGATTGATGTGGTGTGGTAGGTGCTAGACCGAAGGTCTATCTACATCACTATCAATCACTTATATGCGACAATTAAGTAATTAATTGAAAGAAACGGAAACGAAACGTAACGTAACTGAGTTGAAACGTATGAGTGTAGAATGCCGCTACGCGGCTTCGAGAAGAAAAGGGACCGAAGTCCCTTTGATTCTACGCAAACTCATGTGACCAACGTGCATACTTTTGAGTGGTTCCGTCTTGCTTAACAACAGCGTCTGAAATACCACGAAAAGTTAAGCGAATGTTTTCACCGATGAGGTCTCTGTTCTCTTTCGCAGCACCGTCAATTACGAAGTCGAAGTTGATTCCGTCAAATACACACTTTGCACGTGTGATACTGCGACCGTCTTTCGCAGGACGCATTGGTGCAACAGATGTAATGCGTGAAACGATTTCGTTTCCTACTTCAATCTTTTTAAGCTCTTCAGCTTTAGTTAAGACTACTGCTTGTGCTTTTTCCGCGTCGATTCCGATTTCTTTGAATAAATCCATTTTACTTTTTTTAGATACGTTTAAGATTACCGTGGCGGTATGCCGTTCGGCAACGTCGAGCTGGGGGTGTTTAATAAGATAGTACCCACGCATGACAATACAGATCGAATTCAAAAAAATAAAAAATTTTTGAAAATAGCCTTATTGTTGTATATATCAGTACATGAGACACATATTAACAACCTTATTCCTTTTCATTCCTTTGTTTCTATCAGCAGGATGTGAATCAACTATAACAGTTGAATTTAAATGTAAGAAAGTAACTGTATTTTCATCTAAAGATGTCTCACATGTAGTTATTCATTTCTTAAACTCATCTAAGAAATATGATAACTTAAATGTAGGTTCTATCTATGTATATGAATCAGATTCTCTCATAGAGAGTATTACTGTCAAATCAGGATGTACAAGAATAAACTTTGAAAACAATGAATGTAATGTATTACCGGTAGTTATGTCTGAGTATTATATAGAAGATTCTACATTTTATTGGGTTACTGAAGTAGAAATTAATGCATCTCATTTTGTAATAGAAAAATATCCAGGTATAAGAGTTGATTCTGTACAAGCTCATGGTAACTCACTTGTGAGAAGAGAATATCAATATGATCTAAAAGAATCAGGATATTATAGGATTTTACAAATAGATTTCAATAGTGATAGAGAATACTTTCCATATGTTGCTTATTTTAAACCCAATGTTGCTTATGTACCGGTGTATGATATTATAGGTAGACAAATAAAGTAGTATTTTTGTTCTATGGAAAATTTACTATCTATTGCTAATTCTACAAATATTCCATTAGAAGCTAATAAAGAGTTTGTAGGATCAGCAGAGTTGAATCCTTATCCGGATGTAATGATTCATGTAGTTACAGATCAAATAGGTACTTACTACTTTGAATTCTCACATAATAGAATCAATTGGGATACATCTTTATCTTTTAACTACGATCCTTCTAGAATAAATCCTCCTCATGTGCTAACTGTAGGAAATAGATACTTTAGAGTAAGATTTGTAAATGATTCAACAGATCAAACTTATTTAAGAATATCTACTACTCATGGTATATTTGGTCAGTTAACAACTCCTATTAATGAAACATTAGCTGAAAATTATGATACTACTGTTGTAAGACCTACTGAATATAAATATGAAGTAGCTATGGGTAAAAGACAAGGTAGAAAAACTTGGAGTAAATGGGGTTATAATCCAGATATAGATTCAGGTTCACAAGAAATAATTTCGCATTTTGGTGGTACATTTAATATAATGACAACTGCTGAAACACTTAATATTGTATCTACTTCTACAAATGATACATTAGCAGGTACAGGAGCTAATCAAGTTTATATTATAGGTATAGGAGAAGATTTCTTAGTACAAGAAGAAGTTGTTAATTTAAACGGTACAACTCCAGTTGCAACAGACAATACATGGTTAGGAATAAATAGAATGAATGTATTATCAAGTGGTTCTTTAAAAGCAAATGATGGTATTATATCAGCTACTAGTACTACATTTGGTATTCAAGCAGATATACCAAATGGAAATGGAGTAACACAACAAGCTATTTTTCATACTCAAATCAATCATAACTTTCTAGCTGATTGGTTATGTATTAATGTTCGTAAAATATCAGGAGGTAATTCACCTTTTGTAACAATAAAAGGATGGACTTATTCTAGAGTTACTAATACATATTATGAAATATGTAGATTTGATATAGATTCATCAGTAGAAAGTAGTTTTGACATTTCTCCTTCACAACCATTTGTATTAAAAAGTAAAGAAGTTCTTTATTTTACTGCTGAAACAGATGTGAATAATACACTAGTTAATTTAAGATTTTCAGGAATAGAAGAAAGAGTAAAATGAGTAAATTAATTAAAAAAGAAAACTTAGTGTCTTTATTTGATAAGACAAGAAAGAACACTGATTACAATTATTTAGTTGAAGTTAAAGGAAAAGAATTTAAGTTTTTTGTAAAAGAAAAAGATGCATTATATTACTTTAAGTCAATGACTTACAAATACAGTAAAAACTTTTTAAAAAGAGTTCTTTACAAAGTCTTCTTTTAAAGTATATTTGTACCCGAACAGATGGTTCATGACTTCTTAATGCGTTTGGTTTGGTAGGAAACGAGATTTCTCAAGCATCCATGAGAAGCATGATTAAAATATTGTGAATAAGTAAGTGAGTCGGTACTCAGCGTAGTGTAATTGGTGGAACCCGACTTTAGATAACCAAGACCTAAGTCGAAAGATATGGTCTACATAACCAGCTTACAAATAGCAATAACCTCGTTCATCTTCTTAGTTTCAAAAATACCCTAATCCGTAGGTAGAAACTTTTATATCTAAATAGTAAATAATTAAGAAAATATTTGTAAGTATATAAATATTATTCATATATTTGTATTGTTCCAGAAGGGAACATCCTACCAATTAAGAAATCTCAACAAGGACTCTAAACCAAGAGTCCTTTTTAATTAAAGTAAAATGAGTGAATTAGAAGAAGTATGGAGATCAATAATAGATCCTGTTATTGAAGATAGACAAATAGGACAACAAATAGTAAGAGGTAGTGGTCATGATAACAATTGGTCCCAAAGATATATGGGAGGAAGTGATGTGATTGGTGACGCTCCTGTACAGATATTATGGGATCGAAAATCTACCACAAACGATACTAACTTTCAAATCCAAACAGGAAGCGGAATATTACAACAAATGAGTAATCAAAGTACATATACAGACTTAGATATAGAAGAGATGAGAAGAATTCTTGAAGAATTCAATCAACCTCCTAATATTACTCTTTATACCGGTTCAACAGGTGCTGAAAGATACAATGAAGCATTACAATCAAAATATGATGAACTACAAGATACTGCTAAAATGAAGGAAATAGAAAAGAAAAAGATTAAACATTTTGAAAGTTTACCTATTGAAGAAGTAATAGATAAATTATATTTGTAGTGAAGATGACATCTTTAATCTGACAAGATTCGCTATCTTAAGATTTTAACCCAGGAATACCACCTGGGTTATTTTTTGAAATATATTGAGAGTAATACTTGCATATATTGAGAGTAATACTATCTTTGTACTATTAAATCGCCAGGATGTTACTAGATACACTAAACGAAACAAAAGCTGGTTTCTTAAAATACATAATACGGACATCAAATAGAATGGTGTGGTATTCAAATAGAGAAGCTAAAGAAGAGGTAATGAGAGAGTTAAACATATCAGAAGCCAGCTTCTTTCGTTTTATGAAGTTCTTTGAAGAAAGCAATATATTGATTAAAACATCTGTGAGAGGTAAGTATAACATAAACGAAGAATTATATGAAAAACTTTGATATATCAAATATTACAGATCGTGATATGTTCCAAGCGTATTATGCTATACTGGATAAAAAGCATCGATTGACTGAAATAGAATATAAGGTTTTAGCAGATTTAAACTATCAAGCTTATCTTATCAAAAATGAAGTAACTAGTGAGGATTTAAGATGGAGGTTAGTCTTTACTCCGGAAGTTAAGGAAGATATATCTTCTTATCTACAGATTAAAAAGGCTACGTTGAATAACACATTAACATCCCTTAGAAATAAAGGGTTTATATTAAACAATAAAGTAAAAACAGATCTTCTAATATATCCAAATGAAGAAACTTTCAAACTCAGCTTCAACTTCAAAATGGTGCGAAGTGAGACCGGTAAAGTGTGAACCAGATAAATGTTGCATGAATGTTAACCAAAAAAGTAAGAAAAATAGCAAAGATAGTAGCAGATAAAGAAGGTTTAATACTAAGTCAAGTTGATGAATTGATAAGTTTATATTTCAAGATGATGAGAGAGAAGTTCTCAGAATTTAAAAAAGAAGATGAGGATACACATAATGTAGTTAGAATTCCTCAAATTGGATTATTTAGAATACGTAAAAACTTAAAAAATTTTATAAAATGAAATTATTTAGAAACTATTTCGCAGTAGAAGTGGAACTTAAGACAGAATCAGGTTTATGGTTACCACAGTCAGCTCTTTTAAAACAAACAGAAGACGGACATAAGTTCTTAGACAATGAATACTTTTTAGTAGCATTTGCTTCTGAAAATTGTAATCATGTAAAACCAGGTATGTATGCTATACCTATGGCTTCATGTAGAAGATTAACTGAGATGAACTATAAAGGTAAAAAGTATCACATCTATGATGAAAACCAAATGGTGTCTGTAATGGCTCCTGAAGACTTTTACTTAAATGATGATCTTAAGCAAAAGCAAAAAGAAATGGCTGAAAAGCTTTCAGCTATTAGTCGTCAACATGACCACGATCAAGTTTACAACGGACCATTAACTCAAAAAGCACCAGGACATAACAAAGGATCAAAGAAATATTATGACAGATAGTAAATTCTTCATCACAAAAGTAATCGTAGAAGATCATAAGAATGAGGAATACGATGAATTAATAAGAGAGTTCAAACAAGAATCAATGATTAATCCGGATACTCCTTATCCTGATTTACCAACTACTTGGGGAAACTTCTGTTTTGACTTAAACACTGTATCTGATTTCTATGAATATGGATCAATGGATGGACTATATGTAAAATTCAAGAACGGTGAAGTAGGTAGAATTAGAGAAACATTTGACAGTTTTTGTCAAGTAATGATTGATAACGGAGTAACAATATGCAATTATTCGAGATAAAAGATTATCAAATATCAGTAACTCCAGAAGCTTTATCTATTAAGGTTCTAAAGAAACTAGTAGATAGAGATAGAACAAAGGATAAAAGGAAGGCTCATAACGAGCTTTCCTTTATTGCTTTTATGGAAGACCCTAAGAGTCCTTATGCTGATATACTTGATAGAGAAGAAAGAAAAGAAGAAATTCTAAAAGACTTAAGTGTTGATATAAAGATAGATAAAGTAGTAGAAGAAGCTATGGAATACTATACAGAACGTATCCATACAGTATCTTCTAGATTACTTAAAGAAGCACATTCAGCTGTAAATAAGGTATCTAAGTTCTTACAAGAAGCTGAGATAAATGATCGTAATCTTAAGAATATAACACAGTCAATTAGAGAAATACCTGCTCTTATACAAGCTCTTAAAACAGTTGAGAAAGAAATGCTCAAAGAACAAGAAGCTGTTAAGGGAGTAAGAGGTAGTAAAGACAAGAATACTTTTGAAGATGGAATTTAACGAATATCAATCTCCTTTACCTAATCTCTCTCAAGAAGAGATGGATGAAATAAATGATGCTATAAACAGTATAGGTTTCTTACGAAACCTTATTTCATCTAAAAGAAAAAGATTAACAGATTGTGACTTCGATAAAAAAGGTAGAGTAATAGTAGATATAGTAAATCCTCATATCCTGGAAGATATGGATTACTTTAGACAACCTGCTATTAGCTATGAAAAAAGTGAAAGATATACAGATATAAGACCTAATGGTCATCCTCACTCAGAATATTCTAAGTTCTGGGCTGAAGAAGCAAGAAGATGTAGAGAAGGTTTAGTTAGAGAAGATGGTGAATGGATTACCGGTTACCACTACTTCTATTTAAACTATTCTCCTATCATGAAAACAGATTCTTCAAATCCTGATAAATCAAGAAGAGTTGAAGGATTTCCTAACATATGGGATGGAGATTACTTATATTTCCATTATATAGATCAAGCAAGAGCTAACAATGCACACGGTAATGTTCTTAAAGCAAGGGGTAGAGGATTCTCATTTAAAGGAGGTTCTAAGAAAGCTAAGAACTTTGTATTAGGTGATGACTCTGTAAATAAGAGAAAAGTAACTTCTTTCGCTATTGCAAATGAAAAGGAATTCCTTACCAAGGATGGTGTATTAAATAAGTTTGAAGATACCATTAACCATTGCGCTGATCATACACCATTTCCTCACTTAAGACTAAAAGAATCATGGCAAACCATGGAGTTTGAAATGGGATACACTGATTCAGATGGACGTAAGAGAGGAACTAGAAATAAAGTAATGGGTGTATCATTAAAGAATGACCCACAGAAAGCAAGGGGTAAAAGGGGTGCATTAATCATATGGGAAGAGATGGGTAAGTTTCCCAACATACTTACTGCATGGCAAGTAGCAAGACCTTCAGTAGAAGATGGCGATGATACATTTGGAACCATGGTAGCTTATGGTACTGGTGGTACAGAAGGTGCTGACTTCTCAGGAGCTAGAGAAATGTTCTATAACCCTAATGGTTATAACATACACGCGTTACCTAATATATTTGATAAGAACAGAGATGGATTATCACAGTGTGCATTCTTCTTTCCAGAATATTTAAACAGACACGGGTGTTACGATAAGAATGGAAATTCTGATGTAACGAAAGCTCTTGTAGAAATAATGAGAGAAAGGATTCGTATTAAATACAATACTTCAGATCCAAATGCTCTATCACAAGAAAAAGCTGAAAGACCTATTACTCCTCAAGAAGCTATCATGAGAAAAGATGGTAACTTCTTCCCTGTTACATTAATTAATGACTTATTAGCAGAGATAGAACCCAAAGCTGATAGATTTTTTTCAGCTCACTATACCGGTAGAATAAGTAATGGAGAGTTTATATCTGAGACTTCTAATAGACCAATTAGAAAGTTTCCATTAGAAAACAAAGAGGATAAAAAAGGAGCTATTGAACTCATAACCTTACCTCAGAAGAAAGATGGTAAAGTACCATTTGGTAGATACATAGCCGGTCTTGACCCTTACGATGATGACCACAGTACTACAAGTTCACTAGGTTCTATTATGATACTTGATACCTATACAGATAAAATAGTAGCTGAGTATACCGGTAGACCAACTACTGCAAATGAGTTTTATCAAATATGTTACGACCTTATTATTTACTATAATGCATTAGTAAACTACGAAAACAACAAGAAAGGTTTCTACGTATTTATGAAACACAGAGCAGCAGTTCATCACTTATGTCCTACTCCTGAAATTTTAAAAGATACAGATATGATTAAAGGACAGCGTTATGGTAACCAAGCTGTAGGTACTCCTGCTACTCAAGCTGTTAATGCGTGGGCTAGAAGATTACAAGTAGATTGGATGTTAGAACCGGTAATGACTATTGAGATTAACGATAAAGGAGAAGAAGAGGAAGTAGTTAGAAATAAACTACATTACATAAGAAATAAAGCTTACTTAGAAGAATGTGCTAAATGGAACCCTGATGGTAACTTTGACCGTATATCAGCTATGGGTATGTTAATGATTTTAAGACAACAAAAACTCAAACACATAAATAATCCTATAGTAGAAGATAACACAGGACTTAATCATGATCCTTTCTTCTTATCTAGATTTAATAGAAATAAAGGAGAATTATTATATGAGGACTATTTAAATAAATATTCATAATTTTGCGACATGGCAAATGTTAAGTTTCCAAGACAAAAGTTGTCTATAAATAAAAAAACAAAAGAGTGGCGTAAAGAATGCGTAGACTCTGCAGAAAAAGCTATTGATTTTGATGACGACAACATGCGTCAATCTTACTACAATAAACTAACTAACTATAATCTATACAACGATATACTAGATGAGAGAGACATGAGTACTATCATGAATCCTTTTGATATAGATGACTTTGATCCTCCAGCTAAACTTCAAAACCACCCTATATCTAACACTAACATAGACTTACTCTACGGAGAGTACTTAAAACGAAAGTTTCCTTTCTCTGTACGTGTAGGTAACTTCGATGCTATTTCTGAAAAAGAAGAAGTATTTAAAAAGAACATAGATATGGCTATAGAAGAGATGTTAAAACAAACATCTGTTTCTGAAGATGAATTCAAACAAAAACTAGAAGAAGTTCGTAAAGATAATTCTTCTTATCAAGATAAAAGAGAAAAGTTAGCTAACCATATCTTACAATATGAAATGAAACGTCATGATGTAGATAAGAAATTAGCTGATGGTTTTATGGACCTATTAATTGCAGGAGAAGAGATATTCTATTGTGATGTAATGGGAGGTGATGTTATATTTCAAAAACTGGATCCACTAAACGTATATACTGTTCGTTCAGGTAACTCTCCTTTCATACATGATTCTGATATAATCTGTATAGAAGAATACAAATCCCCAGGTCAAATCATAGACTTATACCATGATGAACTAACTCAAACAGAAATAGATGAAATAGAGCAAGGTTTTACTAATTCTAACGCTGATGAAGTAGGTGAGAAATCACCACATCGTTCTAGTATACCTATTTGGTATATTCAAGAGTTAAATTCATATATCGATATAACTAAAACTATAAACAGTTCCGGATACAAACAAAATGTAGACTCAGAAGGTAACATTAAACTTACTAGAGTATTTTGGAAGTCTATGCGTAAGATGAAAATGCTTACGTACATAGATGAGTTGGGACAAGAACAAAAAGAATTAGTTGATGAAAAGTATGAACCAGATACATCAAGAGGACAAAAAGCTAAGACAATGTGGATCTCTGAATGGTGGGAAGGTCATAAAATAGGTGGACATATCTATAAAAGATTAAGACCTAGACCTATTCAGTTAAGACAAATGGATAATCCTTCTATATGTAAACCACCTATTGTTGGTTTTATAATGAATGTGAATTCATCTAAAGCAATGTCTTTAATGGATAGAATGAAACCTTACCAATACTTGTATAATGCTATTATGTATAGAACAGAGTTAGCTATTACATTAAACTTTGGTAAGATCATGCGTGTACCGTTACATGAGATACCTGAAGGATGGACTATGTCACAATGGTTACGTACAGCGTTTGTTGAAAAACTAGCTGTATATGATGCATTCAAAGAAGGTAATAAAGGAGCAGCTCAAGGTAAGTTAGCAGGTATGATGCAACAGAATAATCACGTTATAGATATGGAGCTTGGTGGATTCATCCAGCAGCATATTTCTATGCTTGAATATATAGAATACCAAATGGGAGTAATCTCAGGTATTCCACCTCAGCGTAAAGCTCAAGTGTCTACATCTGAAATGGTAGGTAATGTAGAAAGAGTATTAACTCAGTCTTCTCATATTACTGAAAAATGGTTTTCATTACAGGACCATGTTAAGAAAGAAACACTTACTCTTCTTTTAGAAACAGCTAAATATAAGTATAAAAATGTTTCTAGTAAGAAACTACAATACATATCAGAAGAAAACCTATTAGAAATAATAACAGTTACTCCTGACTTTGTAGAATCAGAGTTTGATTTACATGTAGAATCTATAAAAAACGAACAAGAAATCTTTAATACTTTAAAAAATCTATCTCTTACTCTTGTACAGAATGATAAAGCAGACGTAGTAGATCTTGTTAAAATATACACATCACCTTCTCTATCATCAATGACTAGATATTTAGAAACTTCTCAGAAAGAAAGACGTAAACGAGAAGAAGCTCAAATGCAAAATCAACTTCAATCAAATGAGAAGATAAAACAAATGGAAGAGCAATCTAAAGAAGCAGATAGAGAAAAAGATATAATGATAACTCAAGCTGAGTTAGACTTTAAACGAGAAGAACTATATGCTAAGATAGCTTCTGAAGGAACAGAAGTAGATATGGATAAACTTAAATCCGGAGAAGAAAAGATTAGATTAGAATGGGAAAAGTTTAAAGAGTCTCAAAGAGCTAATAGAGTAGCTGAAAAGCAAAAAGACGAAGAGATTTCTATTAAACGTAAACAAGCTAATAAACCTAAAGCGTCATAAATACAGCTCTAAATCTTCCCTAATCAGCATAATATTTATAATAGAGTAGATTATACTCTTAACTTTGTACAAAATTATTAACATAATTATGAGTGAAAATGTATTTGATAAAGCATCATTTGACGAGTCACCTCAGTTTGAGATGACCGAAGATGGTACTTTATTAGCAGTAGATTCCAAGGGGAATAAGGAAGATGGAACTACTGCAGAACCAGAAAATCCTGGCGATCCGACGTCACCAGAGAATTCCTCTCACTCACCTCTCCTCAAGTCCTTTGCTTCCGCTTTGGTTACTGAGGGTCGCCTTAAATTTATAGATCAAGAAGAGATTGAGAAGTTAGACTCTATGGAGGGTTTAGCTTCTCTACTTGATCAAGAGTTGAGTAAGAGAGAATATGCAAACCTTAGTGATTCACAGAAAAGAGTTCTTGATGCATTCAAGAATGGAATTCCTGAATCAGAAATTGTAGAGACTTCTAAAACAGAAGTTAAGTACAATGATGTAAACAGAGAAAGCTTAGAAAGTAATGAAAAATTAGTAGACACTGTATTAGAAGACTACTATAAAACATTCACTAAGTTTGATGAAGAAGAGATTAAAGACGAGATCACGAAACTCAAAGATTTAGCTTTAGATGTTGATAAAGCAGAGACTTATGTAAATAAGTTGAAAGCTCATAATCAAAATCTTTTAGATAAGAAAATTGAAGCTGAAAAAGCTAGACGTGCCGCTCAAGAAAAAGCAATGTCTGAAAGTATAGATAAACTTAAAGACAAAGTACATTCTACAGAGCAGATTATAGACGGTGTGAAGCTTACAGAGAAAACTCGTGAAGAAGTATTTAACTCAATGGTTAAACCGGTAACTAATGTAAATGGTACTGAGATGAATGAAGTATTCAACAGTTACTATACTGATGAAGACTATCAGATCAAGTTACATTATTTCCATGTATTAACAAAAGGATTTACTGATTTCAGTAATGTAAACAAAGTAGCTAAGAGTAACTCATTAAAAGACATTGATGAGCAACTTAGGAAACAAGCTTTACAAGATGAATATAATGCAGGTGAATACCACATTCCGTCTAAAGAAAGATCTAAAACTATCAATGATGGATTGAGCATTATAAAGAAATCATTAAGTCAACGTAATTACGCTTAAATTAACACAATAATATGAGACTTTCACCTTATCAAATGACAGAAGCTACAAGCTGGAAAGGTCTAACGACCGATAACCACTTGGGAGCTATGTGGAGAAGGGAACCTGAATTAATCAGTAATACGGTTACTGAAATTCAAGCAGCTAACTTCGGTAACAATATCGATAATATGCTTGCTAAATTCCCAACAAAATACATTGAACATGAGACTGACTTTACTTGGGAACTTAGGGGATCTGCTCCTAATAACTTTGGTTTAGTAGAGTGTCGTGTTAATGGAACAGCAGTATCCGATGGAGATCAAATCGGATTAGGTTTTGGAGAATTTGAATTAGTATTTTCTGAAAACTGGTTCTCACAAGAACAAGTAATTGGAGGAGAACATCCAGATGACTATCAAGTTAAAATTTTAGACGAACCAACCCCAGAAGGAGGTAACTATGTATATCGTTGTATTCTTTCTACAGGTGATTCTACTGAATACCTACCGTATTCTGAAGTAGAACCTGGTACACGTTGGAGCTACGAATTCACACCAGTTGAAGATACTCTTTCTCGAAGAGGTTCTAAAATTGGATTTACCACTAACCTTTCTATGAGAAACGGTATTACTCACTTCCGTATGGAGCATGAAACCCCAGGTAACATGAAACAACGTAGGATGACTACCGCTATCTATGACAAGGAATCAGGTAAAGCATTCTCTGTATGGCAAGATTATCAATCTTACATCTTTGATTATGAATTCCGTATGCAGAAAAACAGATTCTTAATGTTCGGTAGAACTAACAAGAATTTAGAAAACGGTCAATTCTCAATGAGAGGTACTTCAGGATATCCAATTAAAATTGGTGCTGGTATTCGTCAACAAATGGAAGTATCACATACTCGTAACTATCAAACATTCTCTTTGGATGATCTTACTGAAACAATGCTTGAATTGTCTATTGGTAAAAAACCATTTGACCAAAGAAAATTTGTTTTAAAAACTGGTGAGTACGGTGCAAAACAATTCCACGAAGCTGTTTTAGCTGAGACAGCAGGTTATTCTCCACTACAAGGAGACTATTTAGTACAAAAAGATTCTAGTCCTTTAAACTCTAACTCTTTAAGTTACGGTGGACAATTTACTAGGTTCAAAGCTCCTAACGGTGTAGAACTTGAATTGTCAGTAGATTCTATGTACGATGACCTAGACAGAAATAAAGTTAAACACCCTAATGGTGGTGTACTTGAATCATACAGATATGATATCTTTGATATCGGTACTACCAACGGTGACCCTAACATTCAATTGGTTAAACCAAATGCTTTCAAAGCGGATATTCACAAATATATCCCAGGTATGAGAGATCCTTTCACAGGAGATGTTAACACCGGTGCTACTGTATCACCTGTAGATGGATGGACTGAACATAAATTCACTGCTTGCGGTGTTGCTATGAGAGACCCATCAACAAGTGCAACTTGGAAATGTAACTTAGTATAATAAAATAAATAAAATGAGTGAGATCAAATTTAAAGACGGTAAATTACCTAACGTAAAAGTTAAAGTAAAACCAATTTTCAGGAAGGATGGACTTGCGGATATCGGACATGAAGCTAACTTCTTGTTCGGTAGTTCTAACTACAAAGTCACATTACCACTATCAAGAACTGGGAAAGATATGTTAGTAAACCCTTTTAATGATGATAAAGAGAAAGAATACCTAGAGAATGTTCTAGGTATTCCTCTCAATCCTTATGGAAAGGACAGTTACTTTCGTAACTATACCATTACACTTGATAAATCAATAAAAGTATTGGATCTTAGTGATCCTGTACAATACCTTAATTACTTAGTTCTTTCAGCAAATAAAAACGTGATCAGAAGCTTGAATAGCGATTATGGTTCTAGAGAACACAAATTTAAGTTAGTAACAGAAGATTTTGAAACTCAAAAGACAGCTGCAAAAGCAAACAATATGTTTGAAGCTTATGCTAAATTTGGAGAGTTGAGAAATTCTAAACATAAACTTAGAAGTTTCTTAAGAGCTTACGGTAAACGAGTTACTAATCAACCTATTGATTGGATGCAAGCAGAAGTACAAAAGATTCTAACTGAAGACATTGAAGGTTTCTTAAAAATTATCGATAATCCTAAGTATGAAAAGATTGTATTTATTGAAGATGCAGTACACGTAGGAGCTATTATAAAGAAAGATGGTAAGTACACAACAGCTGAAGGTGATCAATTAGCGTTTGACGGAAAGATGAATAATCTTGAAGGAGCTATTGAATACGTATTCAGTGATGAAAATCAACAACTATATCTTATCTTAAAAGATAGGATTGAAAATGCTGAATAATGACTAGTTCAGAAATGAAGGAAGCCTTTTTAATAGGCTACGATAAAATAACAAACTATGCCGGTAAAGGATATGAGGATAATGAAATCCAGTTATTCCTTAACCAAGCTCAGTTTAGAGTAGTTAAAAAAAGACTTCCTTTTTTTGAACTAAATGAAATTGTAAGGAAAGAGTTAAGTACATTAGTTAATGGATTTAGCTATACTACATCAGGGTCATCTGAAATAGTAGATATTACAAATGATGATCAAAATGGAGCAGACCTTTACAATCAATATTCAAAACTATATGAGTTTAACTCTAAGATATTAACAGTAATAAGTGAACATGCTGAAGATGCATCTGGAAATAAAATATCTGTTAGACCAATAACTCATGATGAACTCAATACTTTAATGGATAATCCATTTAGAAAACCTAATTGTAAAAGACTAGTAAGACTAGATCTTAGAGTTTCACATGGTCAAGGTTCAGGAGATAAAATTCAACATGAATTAATTTCTTCGGAAGCTTTTACTATATCTAAATATTTAGTTAGATTTGTACGGTATCCAGAAGACATTGTCTTAGGAACAACGGATTGTGAATTGCCAATCCAACTACATCAAGAAATTGTAGATGAAGCAGTTCTATTAGCATTAGAAAATGCAGAATCAACTAGATTAACTAATTTTTCACAAATAAAACAATAATAACATGTATCAAGCAAGACAAATTGCAGATGTGTTTGTAGGTAGCGCAAGTGTCGCTGCAACTGCAAATGCTTCACTAGCTTCCTTAAATGGATTAGCTAACGGTGAAGTTCGAGTATTCGCAGCAGACGGTTCAGTGCTTTTAGCATCAGAAGCTTCAGCAGCTACTAAGTTCTTCATTGGAATGAAAACAGCTAACGGTGATGTATTGACTTCACCTATGATTACCAAAGCAGATATTAAAACTTCTAAGTACAAAGCGTACTCAGCTCCGGCTGCTCAAGTTTCTTACTTTGGTTACAACGGAACAACTAATGCTATTATAGCACCAGGTGCTGTAGCAGATATTAGACTTAAACTAGCTCTTCGTGAGTCACTAGTAAGTTCACAACCTACTGAACGTTTGTTGTACGCTACTTGTGTTACTACTGCAGCTGATACTGCAGAAACTATCGCATTGAAGCTAATGGAAAACGGTAATGCTAACTTAGCTAAAGAAGCTGACAAAGCAGTACTTTATGAAAGAGTATGCTCAGGTGCTGGTGAAGCACTAGGTACAGGTACTGCAACTTCAGCAACTATTGTATTTACTAAAGGTAGTAAATTGGTTACTGGTTTTGCAAACGTAGATGATGCTACAACTAATACAGTATTAGCAGTAGGTGATTACCTAAGAATTGGTACAAACCTTACTGACCCTGTATATGAAATTGCAGCTATGGATACTACAGCTAACACTCTTACATTAGATTCAGCATACGTTGGTGCAACTCAAACTGTAGATGACACAGCTCTTAACAGAGTAGATGAAGCTTCTTTAGGTAACTTTGGTATCAAGATGACAGGTCAAGCTCCTAAATACAAACTAGGTAAATTCTACAACGATGTTGTAAGATTCACTCCAGTTGCAGGAACTGCTTACGGTGTAGTTTCTACTCCAGTTGCAGCTTCTAAAGGTTCAGGTGCAGGACAAGAAATTGCTGACCTAGAATGGTGGGCTGCTGGTTTCAAAGGAGAAATTTATAGAATGGGAGAACCTCATATCTATGAAAATCCTTTGAATGCTAATCAAAGCGGTAGTTATGATTTGATTTACTTCTCTTGGACTAAATCAGATGCAGCTACTTTCGGACCTGAAAACATTACTGCAGATCAACAAGTTTATATCGCTGTTCCAACTTCACGTCCTGGTTACGCTGATGGTGGTACTGATGACTTAGACACTGTTATGAATGCATTAATCTCTGGTCTTGGAGCATAATGTAAACATTAAACAAAAATAAAAAGGGGAGCTATTGCTCCCTTTTTTGTTTTATATTTGTACTATGGCACTAATACCTAAATTTACATTAGAAGTAAAACAAGATAAAACATATGTCATATCGGATAAAACCGGTGTTTATTCTTCTAGTAACACAGGAGGATATGGTTCACCTAATGATGAACTGACAGATGTTACAAAAGCTTCTATTGAAATGATAGACTCTCAAGGAACTCTTACAATAGTTGACTTGACTAACTCATTTCCTTCAGCTTATCCTTCTTATTACAATGGTGAATTTAATCATACACCTTTAGTATTAACCGGTAACCAAGATGTTTATAAGGTAAGATATAAAGTAGAAACATCTACTCTTACTTATTTCTCTGCATATAGTTATTATGTTATAGCTCCTTCTATTAGAGAAGGTATTGATAAAATGTTTGCTAAAATAGAAGATAAGATAAACTCTTTTGACTTAGCTCATTGGGTAGATGATTGTAACGTAGCAGAAGGATTATGGCAAGGTTTAGAATCATTAGCTGCATTAGGTGATCAAAATAATACATCAGCTATTATAGCTAAATTACAAAGAATAATTGAATTTGAATAATGCTATACCAAAGTGACATAAATACAGCTATTACAAACTGTAATAGCTATATAAAAGAGATAACAACTGACCTTGTTAACTCTTTATCTTATGGTACTAAACGTCAACTTCAATTAAAACGTAATCTCAATGTATTAAAAGGATGTAAAAGAATACTTTCTAATTACACTCCTTATAAAGTAGAACCTAAAACACTTCATAAAGTAACATGTTCTAAGTCTGATATTATAACTGTAGGTTCAACTAACTTCTATACAGATATAACATCAGGATCATTTAATAACACTGCAGGTAGAAATGATATACCAGGAGTACCTGCTTCTAATAGATATACTTTTACAATTGCAGAAGAGTCTTCTGTTTCTATTTTCTTAGACACATCAGAAAACGTAGATGCTTATCTACATTTATTAAATGCATCTAATACAGAAATAGATTCAAGTGATGACGATGGTGGAGATAGAGATTCTTTAATTGAAACTACATTAAGTGCTGGAACCTATACAATTGTTGCTAATACGTACTCTGATAATGAATATGGAAACTATACATTAAAGTTTTATTCTTCTAATCCGGTAACAGGGGATTTAGAATTTACAAATGAACAAAGAGTTTATAACTTAGGTTTACAAATAGAAAACTCTATAGTAAGAGGTTCAAATGTATACGTATATTCTAATATAGTAGAGAACATTACAGCTACAAATAGTACACAAAACTTAAATGTACTAACAAGTGCTGATACTATTCTAACTCAACTAAACTACTTAACTACTGTAGAATTACAGAAAGTAATCGATTCTATAGAAGAATATAAAGATAAAGAATATACATCAGAACTAAGTGTAAGTACACCTACTGATGATGTGTATAACGGAGGTTATCCAGAAGTATCATGTGGAACCGGTACTGGTTCTGATCATGAACAAAACACAGATATTAAGTTAGCACAAGGAACAGTTAATGAAGTTACTGCTGCTAATTTAAGAGCGCATTTAGATAATTCAGACATACATCTGACTACATCTCAAATAACAGCTCTTATACAATCTGTACTTTCATCTCAAAATGATGCTACATTTAATGGTCCTAATCAGGTAAAAGTAGCTGATGAGAATGGTAATGTAAAGATTTTAACTATAGGTGAAGATGAAATACTTACAGTTAAAAATGGTATAATAAAGAATTTAAAAGTAAATCGTATAATTGGTGGTGGTGCATCTACCACATTTTAATTAATTTTGTAATATGGCAAATCAAATAAGACAAATAGTTTTAAGGAAAGATACTAAAGGTAACTATTCTTCAAACAATACAGTTCTTAGTGATGGAGAACCAGCTATCATAACAATCACAACAGATGAATTTGGTTACTCTCCTGACGCTAATGATACTAGGGTTAATAGATATCTCGTTATAGGAGATGGTGCTACCTATGCTCACCAACTACCTCCAATAGGTCCTTCATTTGGAATTGGTCCAAGAAAAAATGGAGTAGATCTTACCGGTAAAGGTAGGTACGCAGGTATAACTAACTTAACATCTGTAGGTAATTCTCCTACATTTGCTACATTATGGGAAGCTGTAATGGAGTTATGGTATCCTTATTCTCCTCCAGGAGCATCATTATCTTTAAATGTAAGTAATCCTGTTGAAGTAGGAACTACACAAAATATAATTGCTACTCTTACAGCAACTGCAGGAAGGGATCCTATTACTCAATCTAAGATACTAAATGTAAACACAGCAGCTGATATTACAGTTGCTTCTGTTGCACCTTTTTCACCTGTAGTTACTCCAGTACAAAGTATTACGTATAACGCAAATGGTGTAACTCTTAGTAATGATTACTACAGACATAGTTTTAGAGGAGAAGTAACAGATAGTGTAGAAACTACAACTAATACTAAAAATGTAGACTTTGTACATCCTCACTATGTATTTACAATAACTCAAGCAGATAGAGCTACGTTCTTAGCTAAATCAGAAACTGACAGAGGTACTGATATAGTAGCAAATGGTTCTAAAGAAGTAAGATACAAAGGAGATAAGATATATACAGTTAACTCTGCAGCTACTCCTTTTTATTGGGGATTAGCGTTTCCTATTACCGGTTCATTTAAAAATGCTATAACAGGTTTAGGTCTTGCTTATAACGGATATTCAAAAGGTGGATTTACTTCTGCTTTTGACCAGTACAATGTAAGCTCAGATAGAGCTATCATTAACAGTGTAGAATATGGTTTTATCATAGGTAAATCAACAGTTACAGCTAACACATCATATAAAATATTTTTCTAATGGCAACTATAATTAAAGGAATAGAATACGATTTTCTACAAAGCTCTCAATCAGAAGCAGTACCTATCATATTTAACCATGATACAGAGAAACCTTCTGATGCAAGAACAGTTGTAGCAGATCTTGAAGCTCTTAGGAGTTTACCTAAGACATATATAGGTATGGTAGTAACTGTACTTAACTCAAGTGGTTTAACACAAGATAGTAATTCTAACGCAATTGCAAGTACATCTTTTGATGTATCAGAACTTGTGATTAAGCAATACATGAAAGTCCTTCCTAACGGACAAGGTGGATCTATTGCTTCCGGAGAAACTTCTAATATAAACGATTGGTTAGATTTGTCTGTAAACACTAGTACTACTACTATTAAAGATACAGTAGATATGAGACTAGAATCTTATCAAGTAGGTGATAACCCTGACTTGTTAGATGCTACTCTTAGATCTAATGCTTCTGTAGGAGATTTATATTTAGTAGAAAACTGTTACAATCCAACTGCAATAGCTTTAGCAAACACAAAACTTGCTCTAATTATATCAATGGATAGTGCTAATGGAGCAGATGCTTCTGCACTTGTAGAACAAGATTTAATCGATATTGGTGTTGTTGTAGATGATTGGGCTACTAACTCAGCAGCTATTAAAGCAGCTATTGCAGCTAATGATACAGTAACAGATGCAGGTTCTTCTGTACACGAAGTTCTTGTAGCAGAAATTCAAGTTACCGTAAACGGTACTGCAGATGCAGGAGGTACTGCTGTACCTAAAGCTAATAAAACTATTGATTCAATCGATGGAAGAACTGCTCCAATTGTAAATACTGCATTTATAGCTTGGAATGGTTCAGCTTTCGTATTAATTACACCGGCTTATCAAACAGAACCTACTACACCATTATATGCAGATTCTGACTCAGGTCAGTTTACTACTGATGTTCAATCTATTGCAAGAGGTCATATGACTGATGAATATGACGGAGTAAGTAGATTTAAAGCAGGTCAAATTATTTATAACTCTTACAATAGAGTTAAATCTGCAGCAGTAAGTACTATTCTTGAAAATGAATTATACCTTGTTCAAGGTACTGATACAATAGAATACAATTCTGTAACATATAATCCAAGTGATACATTTTCAGGTGTTACAGGACAAACTACTTTTATTAAAAATGGTGGAGAAGATTGTACAGTAGACTTAATTGTAGCAGTAACTGATGTATATAGAAAGATAACAGACAATGATACTGGAGGTATCCATACTTTAGACTCTACTACTGATTACTTAAAGTTAGGAACCACTGACACCGGTAATGGAAATATAGACGACACTATTGGTAATGCAGCAGGATCAACTCCTGATTATCCAGAAAAAACATTATCTGCAGAAGAAATAGATGCTCGTATTCAAGCTTCATTTTCATCATTAACCCTAAACACAGGTATATCCGGAGGTTCAGCTTCTACAAACTTTGATGCTAACGGAGTACCAATACCATAATGAGTTTAACTAGACAATTAATAATTAGAACAGATACTGCAGTTAATTGGACTTCAGAAGACCCTACTCTTAAGACAGGAGAAATGGGTCATGAGTCTGACACTGGTAAGATAAAAATAGGGGATGGTTCAACTGCTTGGACATCCCTTGTTTATTCTACTTATACAATTGAACAAGTTAATCTAAAATGGAATCAAGAGTTTGAAGAAATACTTGATACCAACACATCTCATGATTTTACTAATTTTGGTTATACTAAAAACTTTCATTTTAGTTCTTTAACAGCTAATAGAACAGTTACAGTATCTAATGCTGTAAATGGTTCTCAGTTATTTATTGATGTAGATGTTGCATCAGGAGAACAAAATCATGAGTTAATATTCTCAGGTGTAGGAACACCTAAGATACAATCAGACTGGATTAATAGTACTAACAATGGTGTTGTACTACCAGGTTCAGGAACAGAAACTACTTCGTATTCAGTAGTAGCTTGGTACAACGGAACTACATGGAGAATTAACGTAATAGAATTCTAATGTTACTTAAAGGACAAGGAGGACAATTTGCATGGAACAGAAATGGTTATTTAAGATATTTAGTTAATAAACAAGCAATTGAAGAAAATACTACTACCTTAATACCTGAACAAGATATTCCAAGACAAGCAGA